ATAACCAGTCCCATGGTAGTCGCCCTCCCCAGTTACCGCTCCAGTGCGGGTGTCCAACTCACTGAGAGCCGCTTAGTCGCGGATCTGAGTGAACACGCCGATGCTTTGCTCAATCAGCAAGACATCAGCGACCTCCTGACCGATGAGCAAGAGCGCAAGATCGCTGAGTACGTTAAGGCCTGTGCCGAGATGTCGTACCACCAGATCTCCAAGCGCTACGACAGTTGGCTTGAAGCCGACCGCGCCCACGACGTGTATGTCCCGCCAGACACCACTGAGTTCCGCGAGAAGGCCGTCATTCCCGACACACGCGCCATCGCTGACACGGTCCTCACCTACCTGATGGCTGCCACGACGGGCCGGAACCCGATGTTCCAGTTGGAGGGTATGAACCGCGACAGTCGCAACGCTTCGTTGATCCTCGAACGAGTGATCCACCAGCACATGCGACGTGGCGCTGGCGAGGCCAACATCGCCCAGATTTATTTGGACGGCATCCGCTATGGCTTTGCGCCGACGAAGGTTGTCTTTGACCCGCGCAGCAACAGCAACAAGATCGTCAACTTCGATCCTCGCCGTGTTTTCCCAGACCCCCGTGTCAACTGGGGCGACTGGGAGCACATGCAGTTTATTGTTGCGACCGACTACGTCTCGACCAACGCTCTGATGTCCACTGGTCTGTACCCCAAGCTGGCCAAGTACCCTGCCCTTCAAGTGCGAGACAGTGTGCCCCGTCAGGGCAACCTGCACCACCACAGCCAGAAGGACTTCACCAAGGGTCTAAGCGTCAATCCGAACACTCAAACCAACCACGGCGGCCACACCAACGACTTCTTGCTTGGCCCCGCACGCGTTGTTGACGAGTGCTGGATGCGCTTGCAAGGCTGGGAGATTGGCATTCCGCAGCTGGGCCAAGTCTACCTTGTGGCCACCATCCTCGACGAGGGCGTGGTCATACGGTTCCAGCTGAACCCCTACGGCCAGCAGTACCCATGGGTCATCGGTGGTCTCTACCACGACGTGCATAAAAATTATTCACAGTCGCTTTACGACCTTCTCATGCCGATGCATTCCATCAGCACCTACCTGCTGCGCAGCCGGATCGACAACGTCTCCGCCGCGCTGAACAACCTGATCTTCGCTGACCCAACGAAGGTGATGATCCCCGACCTTATCGACCGCAACCCATGGGGCATCGTCCGCACGTTGCCCGGCAACAATCCGGGAGACGGAATATTCATCGCGCAGGTGCCAGACGTAACAAGAAGCCACATGGGCGACATCAGCAACCTCAGCGATCTAAAGCAGCGCGTCAGCGCCGCCTCCGATGCTCAACAAGGCGTGCCCACGCCCGACGTTCGTACCGCGACAGAAATCCAGAGGCTCACCCAGCTTGGGAGCCAAAGGCTCGGCGTCCTAGCGCGCTTGTCCAGTGCAACGACGATCCGTCCGATGGTCCGCATGATGGTGGCCAACATCCAAGACAGTCTTGATGCCAAGGGCGCCATTCGCTTGGACCCGGCGTCCACGCCGCAGCAGCTCGCGAGCATGACCCAAGACGGCTACTTGGACTTCGACAGCCAGATGATTTCTGGCGACATCGACTACCTCGTGATCGACGGCACGTTGCCGCTCGAGCCTACGCGCAACGCGGAGACGTGGATGCAGATGATCGAGGTGATGAACCAGACGGGTCTGAACATGGAGTACGACGTCGGCCAAGTCGCCGAGGAAGCCATCCGTTCTATGGGCATCAGCAACCTCGACCGGTTCCGCATCACCGAGCAGCAGGGTCTCAGCCCCTCCCAGCAGATGGCCATGGCCCAAGCCGACCGTGGCGCGACGGGAAAGACGATGGCCAATGAAGACGTCCAGCGCCAAGTGGAGCGCGGCAACCTAATCCCAATGAATGAGGCCCGAGGATGAGCACGCTCGACCCCCAGTACAACAAGCGCCTAGCGGCTCTCCTGCGCCGCCCTGACATGGCCACCCGCGACACGTTGAAGGAGATCCTGACCTGCATCCGCGTGGAGCATGCGGCTCTTACCAACGCGCAGTCCATCCACAAGGCCGAGATACGTGACGCCGTCCACGAGTTGGACCGTCGCATGGCCGAGTTCCAGAGCGAGGTCCACAAGGTCATGGACGTCGATCCCACCACGCTCAGCCGCGCTCAGATTGCGCGCTTAGCACGCAAGCTTAACCTCTAGCCCGAAGGGACAGAACAATGCCGACAGTAAACGGGAAAAAGTACGCCTACACCAAGACCGGAATGGCCGCCGCCAAGAAGGCCGCCAAGAAGACTGGCAAGAAGGTCAGCTACGCTAAGGGCAAGAAGTAATGCCCAGCAAAGCGGTCCCCAACAGCCCCAGCAAGTGGTCGCAAGCCAAGGCCGCTGCCAAAGCCAAGTACAAGGTCTATCCGTCCGCCTACGCGAACGGTTACGCCGCCAAAAAGTACAAGGAGATGGGCGGCACTTGGAAGACCAAGACGACTGCCAAGAAGGGCAAGAAGTAATGGCCTACAGCGGCGGATTGAAGAAATGGTTCAAGGAAGATTGGCGCGATGTAAAGACCGGCAAGCCTTGCGGGCGCAAGAAGGGCGAGAAGCGAAAAAGCTACCCTGCCTGTCGCCCGAAGGCTGTCGCTGCAAAGATGTCCAGCTCCGAGAAGAAGAGCAACGCAGCCAAGAAAACCAGCAGTAAACGGATCAGTTGGTCCACCAGCAAAAGGAAGAAGTAGATGCACAAAGGTAAGAAGCCCAGCGGGGCTGACAAGTTCAAGCCTGTGATGGCCAAAGGCGCGAAAGCTCCCAAGCCCCGCAAGCAAGCAAGCCCGAAGAAGAAGTAGCATGGCCAAGCCAGCTAAAGGGAAAGCCAAGGTCAAGATCACGGCCAGCGGCAAGAAGGTCTCGTACGGTCAAGCGGGAAAAGCCAAAGGCGGCGGCCCCCGCGTCAAGCCGGGCAGTGCAAAAGGGGACAGCTACTGCGCCAGAAGCGCAGGGCAAGCCAAAAAGCACCCCGCTGCCGCCAAAGACCCCAACAGCCCACTCCGCCTCAGCCGCAAGCGCTGGAAGTGCAGCGGCACCAAGAGCAGGAAGTAGAAGATGCCAGCGACCCCTACGCGCCCACGATTAGAACAGCTACGATTTACCAGTACCCGCACGGGGTCGCACAACGTCGACACCTATTTGGAGAACGCGGAGATTGGCAACCGGACGCTGTCCAGCTTGATGTCGGATTTGTTCGACGCCAGCAACAATGGCGCGTTCCGTTCTGACATCTTTGGCTTCCGCACCAGCAACGGCATCCTGCAGTTCCGTGTCGGCACGTTCGTCAACCCCAACGCAGGTTGGGTCGACCTAGACTTTCGCGCCCTCACCGGACGTCCAGAGGTCGAGTTCCCAGCGGGCATGTCCACTGAATATCCCAGCCAAACAATCTTCACCTCTGGCTCCAAGCTTTACATCTCCAACACAGCAATCCAGTACGCCACTGAAGCAGCCTTCAACGGCGGCGTGACCAACGCCGAGGTCACGGAGATCTTTGACGCTGCCACGCTGACCACCACTCAGCTGACAGACGCAGTCGAAGCTGCCGAAGACGCGCAACAGGCAGCCGAAAACGCGACGACCAACAACGCCGACTTCACGGCTCTTGTCGCCCGTCTGACGGACATCTACAACCTCGCCAACCCAGCGGCCAACCTGACGGCGCTAGAAGCGTTTGGCGACAGCTACACGACCAACAACACCACCAACGCCATTACGGGCGTCAACACGCTGGGCAACAACGCCAACGCCGTCACAGGCCTCACCAACCTCAAGGACAGCGCCACTGGCCTCAACAACCTGTCTGGCAGCGCAACGCCTCTGAGCAACCTCCAGAACAGCGCTACGGCCATCGACCGCCTTGGCCTGACGGAGACCCGTGCAGACGCCATTGACGCGCTCGGTGACGCCACCACAAGTGCAGCCATTGACCGTCTCAATCAGACGGACAGCAGCAGCACCAACACCCCGCAGGACACGACCGCCGACTACATCGACGCTCTTGGCACCAGCGCCATGGTCGCCAAGCTGGTCGCCCTGCACGGCATCCTAGCCGACATCAGTGCTTTGGCCTCTCGCACGACAGCTGTAGATAATCTGAACGACCGGACGACCGAGATCGATGCGCTGTACGGCATCCGCACAGAGATCGATGCTCTTGGCGATGCAGACGCCCTCAATGACATCAGCACCGTTGGCCAGCTCAGTGCTGCCAATCTGAATGCCATTGCCGGTCAGATCAGCCCGACGAACAACATCCAGACCGTGGCCACCAACGTGTCGGCGATCCAGACCACGGCGAACGCTGTGACCAACAATCTGCTCGTCGACAAGGCGATCACCACCGACCCCGATGACATTCTCGTCATTGGCCCACTTTTGCTGAGTTAGAGAAATGCCATCAGACCTCAAGTCCATCCGCTACACCAATACG